ACTATCTCTTAAATCAAAATCAACTCTATTAATAGCAATTTGGCATAAATCAGGATCTCCCCACAGTGGAGATATTTCAGTATTAACTGATAAACTAACAATTTGTGGTAATGAATTAAGGTCAGTTGAAGTTCTAAATTGGTTTCCAGCAACTTGAGCTTCAGTTGCAATACCCATTCTAATTAAATCCTGAGGAGTTAAAGAGAACTCACCAATATCTGATAAGTCAACATCCATAACTAAAGTTTGTTCTCCTAATGGAACCCCCATAATCATGTAATCACCACTCTCATTTGTTTTGGCAGTAAACCTATAATATTTGTCATATATTTCTACAACAGTACTTGCTGTTAATACATCATTTCTTGAAGGTAATGTTCCTGTTGCCGCATGTTTTGAATATGATTTTTCGTAAGGTAATAAATTATATCTGTATCCATCATCATTCTTATCACTTGATGATTTATAAGGATATATACTTTGAATAATAGGATTTGATTCATCAATACTTTCAATAGGAATGAATATAGAAACTCTTGCATTTGGTAATCCAAATCCACCATTAGCAGTTATTCTACCGACCACCACACCATAGTCTGCACAACTTCTAGTATAGATATCTGATTGTTGAATCTTTAATGAAAGAATTTCAAGAAATTCAAACTCTTGGTCTAATTGAACATTAATTGTTTTATTAATTCCAAGCTCTGTTTGTATCCTGTATGATTGACCCATCTGATGCCTTTAACTATAAATAGTTTATGTGGTATTTTATAAAAAAAATACACCACTTTAAATTATAGTTTAAAGATGTTAAAAATAAACTTATGAAAATGTAACTGATTGGAAGTTCTTAACTGATACTCTAATATCTTTGTTTGGATATCTAATTTGGTATACTTGTGATGGTTGTGCAAATATTGTATCATCTACAGGTCCAATTAATTTTGTTTCAGGATTAGAATAAACCATTGATGTTTCAGCGGAAGAATATTGTCCTCCTACTTCATTATAGATATCAAGTCCTGCAACAGTTAAAACTCCATTTGTATTTTGAACTATGCTTCTTATCTCAGATAAATAAACGTTTTGTCCAAGTTGTCTTGTTTGTGGATTAAAATATGTTGATATTAAATCAATAACCTGTGAAATGATTTGACCTGAATTTTGCGCAGAATCTAATACAATTGAAAGGTCTACACTTACATCAATAACTTCAGCGGTGAAGATTGAGATGTAGTCATTCATCATTCTATAGTTAGATAAGTAATTGGCAATATTTTGTTTCAAAGTATTGGATACGATGTTAGTGAGTTTACCTGAAGTATCATATGATAAAATTTGAATCATTATTTTATTATCATTTTCAGTTATAGCTACTTTAGCTGGTGCTCCAAATTGAGCTGGCATATTTCTAATAATTGATTCATAATCTTGTACGGTAACCGCTCTTTTTTGTGCCGAGAAGTTAAATGATACATAATTTCTTATCTCTTCAATTGTTGGAAGTCCTGACCCACCAATTGCTGCAGTTACGTTGTTACATCTTAAAGAACTAACAACCGACGAGTTTGTTGCCTCAGAAGGTCCATTAACAAAGAATGATACGGTTCCAATTTGATTAATTACATTAGTTCCTAAATTAGTTTGTAATCCTCCACCCACTCTATATTGAATAAATAATGTTGAGTTAGCTTTCAATGCCGATCCTAAAGAAAAGTTATTTGAATATTTCTGTAGTTCTAATGTTGTACCATAAGTAGTAAATTGGTCTAATGCATCTTGAGCAGTATTTGTACCTCCACCAAATGTTAATTTTTTGAATCCTTCTCCAGTGTATTCACTAATAAATCTATCTTGAGTTTGAATGTATCTACCAACTTTAATTCCTGGTTGGTCTGAAGCCTTTGTTGGGTCTTCAATAAACACTCTATCTTCTGCTAAGGCATCTACTTCATACCATCTATTTGTTAATCCCATAAATTCAGCTGATGTTGGTACATTTGTATATTGTGTTCCATCTTTTAATAAAACACTTGTAATACCTAATACATTTTTTTCAGGTAAAAATAATTCAAAGAATGGTTTTACATCATTAGGACTGATAGTTCTTTTAAAGACTTTTGTAATACCATTAACAACAATTTCTCTTTTGGTAATTGTATAATTCAATAAAATTCCATTAGAATTAAAATTTGGTATCTTCAATCTATTAGGGAATCCTTGGGCATTATATGGTGAAAAAAAATCAATATCATATATGTTTTCAAATACTAATCCTGCACCAACAACTTGAGATCCTCTTAATAAGGTTCCAAGATATCTTTCATCCTCTTTATCTCCAAATGCTGGTACTGTAATTGAGAAGTCAACTAAAGAAACTGAAGGCCTTTGTCCTGGTAATTTTAACCCATAAGTTCTGGCTATGTTATAAACTGATGATTTTTGTTGTGCGTATTGAAGTACTGTTTCTTGAATACTTCTATCAATATGATAATGTAAGTTATCTGCAACAGCAGCATTTAAATCCAAGAATACTGAAAATACAGAAGCATCATTAAAATCTTGTATTAATTCAGGATAATAAGTTCTAACGTAATTTTGTAATTCCGTTCTTATCGCTTGAAAATCTCTGGTTGTATATGGTATTTGACGGCTAGCCATTTATGTTAAATATTGATAATTAGAAAATCACTCTGTGCAAATGTTTGTCCATTTGTAGAATAATCTATTTTTATTTTTGCAGTATACTCTGAAGTTCCTTTACCAGGAAGTCTATAAATTGAAGATTCACTGGTTCCTACAAGATTTTGCCCTGTTGCAATATCAACTTCTTCTTGAGGATCTGCTGGTGTAATTGTTATCCCATTAATTAAAAGATTTGGCATAAAGTTTTGAACCGCATCTCTAATATCGGATTGAATTGCATCAAATGTTAAACCATCAAAGGGTTCAAAAAGAAATTCATACAATCTTGTTCCAAATGTTGGTAAATAATATCTTGAACCTTTCCTAGTTAATAAAAGATGTAATAAGTCTGATTTGATTTCATCTTTTTGAAATTGTGTAAGCTCTAAGTAATCTCCACGAATAGAATCCTTAAAAGGGAACGCAAGACCATATGTTGTACCATTTGCCATATCACATAAATATACTTGGATTATTTTTTTATTAAAGTAGTATTCCCTTTTTGTGCTCTTGGTTCATACGCACAATGTCTACATTTATTACCACAACAATATCCTCTCTTAATATGGTATTCTTCTGTAAAAACAATTATACCATTTTCTTCATAAAAATCAGAAGGGAGAAGTATATTCTTCTCCCTTACCGTTTTATCTTTTGCCATATATTAAATGCTTGTGATTTCACAAGAACCACCAGAACAAGCTTGTGCTGCGAAATCACTTATGTCTTTGTATTGTGGTTTATCTAATATTTCACCAAAATTAACCTCTCTAAATTGACGGGTAATTGTCTCCCACTTATAAAATAAATGAACATCTTTTAAACAATAAATCATTCTTGTAAGGTCTCCTTTAAAGTAATTCTTAGCAAATTTCTTTGCTCTTGATAACCAATATTTCTTTAATAAAACTTGTTCTCTTGTTCCGCTTACTACAATAGAATCATCCAATAATGTATCACAAGCTAACCATAAATTTTCATTAAAATAATGTAATCCATCAATAATTAACCCTGAAGCTAACACTGAACCTTTACCATATGTCTCAACTAATTCATCCAAATTCAATACAGATGTAAATGGTGCCTGATTAAAATCTTTATCACCATAGTCAGACATAAAACTAACCGCAGTAAATAAATCTCTTTCGTTCCATATATAATCAACAATTACATCTTTATCATCAATGATTACAGTACAACTTGTATTATGGTTAACACCTTGGTAAGCACATAACTCATGATTAGTTCCAGCATTCACCCAATTCTGTTGAACCAACTTAATTAATTCAAGATGTTTAATACCTTTCATATCTTTCTTGAATAAACCATTCTTAGGATTTTCGATAGGAACAAATACAACATAATCACTCTTAGTACTTGACCATACGCTTTCTTCTAACAAGAAAGGCATATTTTCAGTTAACCAACTAGCAGTATCAGTTCCTTTATTTAATTGCATAACTCTGAAATATTTTTCAGAATGTTCTGGATGAATACCACTTGCAGTACCCAATACAACTGAAGCATTACCTGATGGTTTAACACAAGTAGTTCTTGCCGCTTGGTTAATATGAATAACTTTTGCAACTTCTTTATTTATATCTTTTACAACTTGAGCTCCTTCTTGTAATAATTCTGCGTTGAATAATTTTGGATTGTTCATCCATCCTGTAATACTAACACCTAATAAAGCTTCTCTTTCAAAAATCTGTCTGCTGATATCTCCTAAATAAGGGAAATTTGTATAACCTGCTTGTAGTGTACCTAAAATAGATGCGTCTCTACAAGCCTTAAAGAATTTCTCTTTTGTTGTACATTTTTCAGCATTTATTTCTGTAAGATTACATCCTTGAATACCAAATTTATCTTTATTCACTCTAACGAACTCTTCAACCTCATCATATTTAATTTTTGAGAAATCAACATCCATTAATACAGGAATTTTTAAAATTTCAAAACATGGGTTGAACATATCAAACCAACTATTAGCAAATACAAATCCGATATCATTTGCTCCATCATTAAGTTTTACAAGGTATTCAAATTGTTCTTTCTTAACCTCACTTCTTAATAATAAAACCGAGTTATTACTTCTTCCTCTTTGTGGGTTTTCCATTCTCCAGTTACCTGTCTTAGCATGAATCATTTCATCATCATTAGGGTCAACAATCATATTTAATGCTGAACGTCTAACACCACCTGATAGTACTGCATCTGCCGAATGACATATAACATCAAAAGCTAAAATTGGTCTAATTTTATTACCTTCAGTTGTTATCCATTTCTCTATCAACTGTTCAATTTTTTCTAAAGATTGTTTAAGTCCATCATGGCCTGGTGCTCTAAATCCTCCACTGATGAATGAACCTTTTTCTCTAATTTGAGAATAGTCAAATTTTAATTCATATCCAGCATATTCAGGGAAAGGTTGCTCATCAACAAAATATGATGACATTAACGCCCCCAATGAATCTGCCCATCCTTCAATACTATCTTCAATCACAAATGTTTTTGCACCTAAAGTTCTTTTTTGAATAAGACTTAAATTATTTACAAATGGAATAGATAGTCCACCACCAAATCCACAACCAGATAAAGCCAAATAAAATATCTCTTGAAAAACTCTATTACGAGCAATATGACCTGACGTACAGTTGAACATTCTTGTATTATGTTTCATAATCTGTTCGTATCTATATTGTAAATTTCTTTGAGATGCTAATACAGATTGTTCTTTCATACTTTCTAATGCTGAATTTAAATACACTTCAATATCTTTTGAATATTTTTCATATTTTTTTCTGTGCCCATCAATAATATTTTCACAAGCATCTTCCCATGTCTCATACCTACCCTTACTTTCCAACCATTTGAAGTAATCTGAGTGTAATTTCAAATCACTCAGAAATTTTTTACCTTTTTGCATATTTCTTTCTTTCTTTTTTTATTTTATTTATATTCATAATACTATCAAAAGACCTAATAAAATTAAACCTTATAAGTTAAAATTTTTAATAAATTAATTAATAGTTGGACCAGCCTCTCTTAATTTTCTCTTATCTAAGAGTTCCTTAACCCTATCCCTTTTTCTTTCTTCTTGTTGTTCTTCAAACCCTAAGAAAGTTACCGAACTTTCAGTGTCTATTTCAAGTAGTTCATTGTTGAACTTGCAGTTCTCAAATACGACACCATCTTTACCAATTCTTGACTTGGTGATTGCAATTGTGGCTAAATTCATTTCCTTTTGTTGTAATGATTTTGCAATTGTTATAATAACGTGACCCACCTGAGCCTTTTTTATCGATCCTCCCATTTGGTCTGTAGTCACAACATCTGATGATATTGAAGACCTATTACCTTGCGTTGCCGTCCAACCAACAAGATTTAATTCATGACACATAGATTCAAATCCTCTCATAACCGATCCTTCAGCTTTCCACTCATCTTTACTTGTACTTTCAGGTAATACACAATCAATATAATCCAAAAGGATTAAATCAATTCTAGTACCATCAGCAATTATTTTTCTAACCTGATTCTTAATTTGATTCATAGTCATACTATCAGAAGATAACTTCTTTAAAATCAATTCATTCTTCATGGTCTCATGGACTTCATTAATTTTAGACATCACCTCTTCTTTATGAATAACAAGATCATCAGGAGCAATACCCGTCCAAAGGGTAAAGTGTTTTCTTTGCACAATCTTTGGATTGTCTTCAAAAAATACCTGAAGAACATTATACCCAAGATTAAATGCTGTGTTCGCTATCTTGGTTAAGATGGTAGTTTTACCAACCCCCGTAGGAGCTAATATAACACCTATCTCACCCTTTGCCAAACCACCCTTAAGTAGTTTATCAATTCCGGGTATACCTATCGGTATGGGGTGTCTAAAGTCCTCCTCAAGGACTGTATCCAAATTTGCAAAGATATCTGTAATTCCTGTTTCTCTTTCTCC